AGAACAGCCTGTAGAAGAACAGCCTGTAGAAGAACAGCCTGTAGAAGAACAGCCTGTAGAAGAACAGCCTGTAGAAGAACAGCCTGAAAAGGCTAATAAGTCGAAAAAATCAAAGAAATCTAAGTAAGTCGATAAATCCAGGAGGATTACTTTATTATGAAAAGCAACAAATTAGTTGTTATCTTGAGAAATGGCAGGACAGTTGTACTTACGACCAGGGATTCTGAAGAAGAGCTTAAGGAAGTTTTTCAAGGGATCCTAAATGATATTAAGGATAGCCACAAATACATTATTGTGGATAATGTTGATGAGCAAATCCTAGTGTCTACTGAGGAAATTGCAGCCATCATGATTGGAGATCGAGACAAACACAAAGCTGCATCAGCTTAAGGAGAACCTATGAACCTAGTATTATTGGTTGTAGGGCTAATAGGTGGTGTAGCAATAACAGGGTTGGTCTGGTTTGTAACGGTAAAACGTGAGACTAGGCTGCCACGTGTTACAGGACACTTGGTTGAGCTAAGGTCCTTTTTGGCTATCACAGAATTCTTTTGTCAGCGGGCGTACACCCTTCATTCAGAACTCTATCTAGTTCCCAGTAATCTTATTAGAGAGCCGTTTAGTGAGCTAGAGTACGAGTCTATGAGGAAATCGTTCTATAAGATGGTTGCCGACTCAATGGGCCCCGAGCTTATTAAGTTAGCTACATTTTACTTTGGCGACATACGATGCTTTTTTAGATTTGTGTCAAGTTTCTATGAAGTCAAACTCGTGTCATCAAGGACAATAGGACCAAGTTCCATTCTTGGGGACATGCTGACAAATGGAAAATCAATGGAAGATACACTGTCTGGCGAATTCCTTAAACATTTGAGGAAGGCAGATAAAAATGAAAATGAGACGGGGAGATAGTAATGGGATTTCAAAATTCTCTAAAGGACCTTAGAGAACTAGTCTTTGGTTCAGGCATTGACTCAGTTGAGGACGCTATTGAAGACGTAACTAAGGAAATCCTGACAAAACGGAAATTAAAGACAACCACTGTTGTAGAGTTGGTAAACAAGATAGTAAAAGATGGAGCTAAGGATAATAGTCCGGGACTAGATGGGCAGAAAGACGCAATGTCTTTGCTCCAGAGAGACCTAGGTCGAGAGTCCTTTACTGTTGAAGGTGATCGGTCTGGTAGATATCAACAAGTTGATTATATCCTTACCAATAACCCAGAGCTGGCTCAGGCCCTTAAGGTGTACGTAGAGAACGTACTATCGCCTGACTTCTTTACTAAACTTGCAGTTGGGATCGTCTGTATTCTGCCTCAGGTAGAAGATACCATCGTATACGAACAGGCAAAGCGTTACATGGAAACACTTCAGAAGGTTATGGACGTAGAAGATAACATTACTGAAATAGTAACTCTTGCTCTTAAGTACGGTGATTGCTTTGTTGAGGTAAGCAACCCTAGGGCTGAGCTCGTATCGTACGGTATTCTCCAGGAAGAAACGATTCCGGAGGCCCTTAGGAAAGAGGCGCCAACGTTACCAGAAAAGGAAGGCATCAACTACAGATTTCAAGCAGAGAAACACCTATGTGTATCACAAGAGCCTAAGGTGCTAGTTGAAGGATCCGGCGATGACAAGCCCGGACCACCAGAACTAAACATCAGGCCTTTCTTAGACAAGTATGTTGAAGAAGAAAGGAATGCTAAAAGAAGTGTTAGAATCCTTACTGAGCAGCTCATTGACTTTGAAAGAGAGGGGGCAACTCCTGAGATTCTTGGTGACAAGATAAAAGATTCTGTAGGCCTTAATAAGAAGGAAAGTACAGAGGGTGAGAAGAAAAAAGATGCTGCTGAAGCTGACGCTCTTAAGCCTACGGCATCACTTGATGATCTTAGGTTAATAGTCCATGAGCCTAAATTTGTTCTCCTTCTAAGAGATGGGGATCTAGTTATTGGCTACCTCGTTCTTGAGAACAGGCTTGCTGAACAAGCAACTGCAACTGGATCACCAGGACTTGCTGACATCGTTAGAACGTTAGCACAACGGATCCTTACTCAGGCTAGTGAGATTGTTCAGATACCATCCCTTAGGAATGATCCAGAGGCTCTTAACTTAATCTATCACATTCTGAAGAAGAATAAGATTCAGTATAATGAGCTTACCACTAGGTTTGTTTCACCAGGAAGCATGGAGCACTTTAAGAACATGCCTTCTAAGTACAAACCATACGGTGAGACAATCTTTGATCCAGTGTTGTTTGTAGCACGTCTTATGACAGCTATGCGCGTGTCTCTTGTTATCTACCGTCTTTCCCGTGCACCTGAAAAGCGTGTGTTCCAGATTGAGACGGGGCTTAACAGAGATGCAGCACAATTAATAGAAATGGTAAAGACTGAAATGGATAGACGAGAGATAACTGTAGATAAGATAGGCACTATTGACTCTATCTCTACTATTCTATCTACGTTTGAATCTATTTATCTGCCTATGACACATGGAAAAGAATGGGTGAGAATGGATACTCAGCAGGGTGGTCAGCTTACTGATAAGGTTGAGGACGTTAATCTAATCCTAAAAGAGCTGATTTCTGGTATGGGCATTCCTCCAGCACTGCTGGGATATGAACAAGACATAGAAAGTAAAGCCACGCTTGCTCAGCAGAACGTTAAGTTCGCTAGGGCTATTATCCAGATTCAAAAGACGTTCTCTCATTCGTTAAGTAATCTTTATTATAAGATTGTTCGTATGACTAAGCCCAGTCTTCTTAATGTTTGTAAGCTTACAACTGCAGCTGCCCTTAAACCACCAAGATCTCTTATGGTTGAGAGACTAGCTGAGCTAGTTGAGGGTGTTGAGAAGATGTCCGAAACCTTCAGTAACCTAGGCTTCCCGAAAGAAAAACTTATTCAGTACTTCATCGGTGATCTATTTGATCCTGACACTATCGAAAGACAGCGTATAGAAGAAAAGGCTAAGAAGAAGATACTGAAATCTGCTGAGGAGGAAGGTGAAGAAGGTGAAGGCGGAGGCAGCGGAGGCAAATCCGGAGGAGGATGGTAAGCCATGATTGACAAGTTCATGAATACTCTTTTTGAGGATAAGGCAATAGATGACTTTCCTTTTCTAAAGGAAGATGAGGAAGAAGTAGTTACTACTCAAGAGGATGCAGAAGAGCCTCTCACCGAAAAGAAAGAGAAGAAGCCTGCAGAGAAGAAGCCTAAGGAAGACCCTCCTAAGGAAGACCCTCCTAAGGAAAAACCAAAACCTAAAGATGCTAAAGAAAAAGATCCTGCTGCTAAGGATGACAAAGCAGACGGTGACTTACTAGGTGGTAACGACGAGAGTGCTGGCAAGGATGACGGTGCCGAAGAGGGTGATGACGATAAAGACAAAGATGGTCTTAGCGACCTTAAGACCTGGAACTTTGTTAGTTCTATGCTTAGTGCAGTTAATGACCAGACCGTTGTCTTAGATCTTCTTATGAGAACCTGGTTTCATCCTGGACTTCTTAAGTTTCAGAGAAAAGTTAGTGAGTTCAAAGAGACTATTCAAGAGATCATTGAGTACTGGGATAACATTGAGGACAAAAAGACTGTAATTGCTATGATGAAGAAGTGTGCTAGTAATCTTGATGCTGACTTTACTAAGTTACTTGAGCAAATAAAAAAGATGGAAGAAAAGGAAAATGAAAAACAGACTAAGCCTAATCCATCTGATAAAAGCCAAACACAATAAATGATACGTAACTATACATTGGAGGAATTATGGCAGTAGGACCAAAACCAGGAAGACCTATTTTCGTTAGGAAAATTCATGAGCAGATCACTTTGCTCGTTAAATGGAATGATTTTGAACAAAGCGGGCATGGGCCTGGATTCTTTACCTATTCACAGAAAAATGTTCTAGAGGCACTGATGCTCTGGGAACAAGCAAACAAGCACCCCGGGAGGTAATAACATGAGACGCGTGAACAAGAACGGCTTTTACGCAATGTATGACCTTACCACTCTTTGCGAGAGTGATCTTACAATTGAAAAACTAAAGAGTGACAATAGTGTCATCTGTCGTGCCGTTATGCAGGTGTGCGATGTCATGAACGCTAACCGCAGGATTTATCCTACAGAGCTGATGGACAGGCACATCCAACTTGCTCAGCCTCAAATCTCCAAACGAAGGTTATTTGGTGAAGCGGACCATCCGGACGCTGACTCTCCAGTACACCGAATCATGGCTGTACGCATGCAGAACGCTTCTCATTGCTTTAATAAACTATGGATTGATAAGGACCCGGGCCATGGAGTTATCAGAGCCGTCATAGAGACCACTCCTACAACTTGGGGATACACATTAGCTTCTTTTATTAGAAGAAGAATGGGTATTGGTTTCTCCTTAAGGTCCACTGGAAGAGTTGCAGTTCAGAATGACGTGTCTTATGTTACCGAACCATTCAAGTTTGTAACATATGACGCTGTTATCAACCCTTCTAATGAATCTGCGTTTGTTGAAGAAGTACTAGAAGAAGCAACTAATTGTGTTAAAGAAAAGTACCTAGCTGAAAGTAAGACACTTACTCCCCTTATCGAACGCTATATCGAAGCAGAGGTAAGAGACTGTGCTTACAAAATGTTAAACCTTTTATAAGTTACTGGAGGATACAATGGCAACAAACGTTGAAAAAACAAAGGAACAGATGGCTTCGTTTGTAGGATCCACTGATCCACGTAGAGCAAAAGTTCTGGGTGTACGCTTCTATGCAGAAAAAAGTGACATACTGGATGAAATGAGTTTTGGTGATATCATAGGTGTGCTATCTAGAGGTGATGAGTCTTTAGCCCCAAGGATAGATGCTAGTTTCCTTAAGGACTTCCCAGAATGGCTGCCTCAGTCAGGATACAGAGGTAAGGCTAAAGAACCAACAGTTAATGCCTCTTATGTAAAAGAAGTATTAGACATGGGTGTAGCCAGGGTTCTTCCTGATGGAAGCTCCGAGCTTGTTTGCAGGTTCTCTACACCTTACCAGGTAGCAATAGCTACTCTTGGACTTAGGTGGCTTGAGAAGAACTCAAGAAGCCATGGAGTTGCTGGACAGGGCGACAAGGTAAGAGCAAGGGATGGTAAGGATGTGTTTATTAAAGATGCTGGCCCTACTTTCCTGAAAGAAGGCCAAGATGGGGCACAGGAGTCTAGTAAGACCTCATGTGCATTCTCCTGGAGAGCAACTGATGGGAAGGGCAAGACAGTAATGATCTCAGCCAGCCCCCTATTTGAAGATGTACTTGAAGAACGTCTTCCTGTTCCAGGGATGATAGAACCAGAAGTACCTGAACATAGAACATACGGAGACTGGAAAGCAGGGACAGAAAGGGAGCTTGCTGCTAGATGCATAGCTGTTGTTAACACCTTGTCAAAGAAAGGAGGGGTAGATAAGATCGTTCTTTCTTTTGATATGAGAGAGGGTCAAGGAAATGGACAAGTTAGTGCAAGTGGCTACAATAACAAAAATATCCCTGTTGGAGACTCTGTTGTTATCTATGATGACGCCGCAAAGACGGAAGCAACTGATATTGGAACAAAAGCTATATCCATCTTTTCTAAAGAGATGAAAAAGCAAATGCGTCTTATGGAAGACAACCTAATTTTGATAATCTGTGATAAGAGCAGAGGCACTATCACCCTTCTTATTCAAGATAAGACAGGAAAAGAGCTGTATCGGGTTTCAGAAGCAATAAACGAAATGACTAGTCAGCTCATCTCTGTGCCTAAGGCAAATGAGATCCTTGGCCGCTGGGCTAGTATATAATAATTACGTTGTATCAGAACATGTTGTATGATATCTGAAGCGCTACGTTTCTAATGTAGCGCTTGAGGTTTCATTCCTAGACAACCACTTCGGTAGGTTTCGTTCTAACACAATAATTGAAAGGTAGTGTTACTTTCCTTTGGAGGAATACTTAATGGAAATTCGTGGTTTTATGCAAAGAGAACCAGAGATCATTCTTGATGTAGAAATGATCAACAAAATAAAAGAGAAGATAATCAAAGGTGCCAATAAAGGACACAGACGGAAACTACAGAGTCTTCGTAGTTCAAACACAAAGATTACAAACAGCTTGCAGCGAGTGAAGAATGAAATACAAGAGATGCAACAGCTGTGTGACCAATATGATACAGAAGCGGAACAGTACCTGAGTACAGTTGGGAAGGTCTCATGAAAGTCATCCCATTCGTTAAGAAAACTCAGTACGATGTAACTTTAAACGAGAAACTAGTGAAAACTGTTCTTGAAGAAGTGGCGCAGGACGCACGAGAGAAGAAAGAAAAGATTGAAAAACTCGAAAACGCCATCTTAAAGAAACGGTCTTCTTTGGTCAGGCTTAACAAGCACAAGGTTATGTTAGAAGCGTTGATAGCAAAAAAAGAACGAAGATTGAGTGAAGCTAAAACGTCAATAGAACATGATCAGGCTGAAGAGCTGACGAACCAGTCATAGTATAAAGCTAAGTAAAATTCTTAAGCTAGAACATTCAATACAGGAGGAATGTAACAAATGAAGGAAATTCTTTTAGAAACCAGAACCAGGCTTGACAAAGAGCATGGTGTAAATATGGTCACAGAGATGCAGCGCATCGTGACTGAGCCATATCTTTTCGAAACATATATCAATGGATTAGCTGAGGGTCTTGATGATCCTACAAAGAAACAGTTCCTGCAGCTTGCCAACAACACTCGTGAGAACCTGCTTGAGAACTCCATTTTTGGATACAACCCATATGCAGTTCTTGTGCTTCCACTTCTCAGAAAGTTCTGGCCACGCCTTTCCGTAAAAGAAGCAGTAACTATTTCCCCAATGAACAGCCCGTCTGCAGTAAGGTACTTCATCAGACCTTACGCAAAAACATATGATGACAAATCATATGAACTTCCTGAATACAACCAGAACGTGTCTCAGGGTCCTCAGGTTCCTGTGACTTCAACTGTAGCAGTACCTCAGATTGGTTACGATCTTCTTGGAACACTTTCACTGGATCCTTCAGTGGCATCCGTTTCCAGGAACTTCAGAATCGTAAAAGCAACTGATGGTGTTGATTCCATTGACATCGCTATCGAGAACGACATTGATGGTAATTTCTCTGGATCAGTAACATACCCAACATCCGGTCTAACCGATGTTATCCAGGGTAGTGTTGACTTCAGAAATGGTCTTGTCAACCTTAGTGTTGCCAACCCAGCAGCCGGTACTGTGTCCGTAGACATCTACGCAATTGTGTCTCTCGAGCAGAACACAATCAATACCAGCATTGAGTTCAAAACAGAAAAGATCCTATTCGAAGCTCAGACCAGAAAGCTTAGTGCCCATTGGTCAGTAGAGTTTGAACAGGATACTAAAGCTCTGTTCAACCTTGATGCCCAGGCTGAGCTCGTGTCCATCATGAGTAACCAGATCGCTGTAGAAATCGATAAGGAAATCCTCACTGAGCTTCTTAGCACAGTGCAGTTCCTGCATCCAACAGCAATCGACACTTTCAACAAAAACGTACCATTCGGTTTCGCCCTCGGTGAAAAAGCTTGGTATGAGAACATCATCCCTAAGATGAACGATCTAAGCCAGACTATTTACACTGACACAAACATCGCACCGGCCAACATCGTTATCTGTAACCCACTGGAAGCTTCGATCCTTGAGTCCATGAACCGCTACCAGTATGTAGGCGACGGCTATTCCGGAACAGAACACACTTATAGAGTGGGTACTCTGGAAGCTGGTAAATGGAGAATAATCGTAACTCCAGTTATGCCTGCAGGCAAAATGCTGATGATGCTCAAACCAGCTGAAGAAAGAGCAGCAGTATACTTCTACTGCCCATACATTCCAGTAACCATCTACCCATTCCCACTTGGCAGCATGCCTGCCATGACACTGATGACTCGCTATGCCAAGGCAGTTGTCAGACCTAAGGGTATGGCTCTCCTTAACGTTGTTAGGGTCTAACCTTAACGACGCTTGGCGTAACGACTATAAAAGGGTCTCGGTTTCGACCGAGGCCCTTTTTTTGTTAACATTTTAGTTTGACTATACAAGGGGATAAGCATGATTAAACTGATCCAAGTCAGCACAACGCTGGCTTCACTATACGCTATCAGAGACGCCTTAATGGAGTCAGGTCATACCAAGGCCGTCTCCTTCTTCGATCGTTTAATGAAGGGCGTATATGGAGCTCTTGGTATTAGCTACGCCTTATCCTACGAGCATAACATCCGTTATGTACGGAAAAGACTAGATGAGGCCCCCATTAATGAATTCCTTGACAATGAGCTTAAAGCCATGATTGGGATGCAACCGATTGCTGTTAGAAGTGTTAAAGACCCGAAAGATCCTCCTGCGTTTGTCGCACCAGGACATCCGGGAGTCATCTTTATAAACTCTGATAAACTTGATGGCCTAGTAGAAAAGGAAAGTAGGAAAACTGGTTTGGCTAAAGACGATGTTAAGAGAGCTATCCTTCTTCATGAGTACGGTCATTTGATGACTGGTGGAGAGTCAGCTGTTACTACGTATGTTAGAAGAGTACTACCTGCAATTATTGGATTAGCAGGTAAGCATCTATTGACTAAGTTTGCGATCAGCACTATAGAAAAGAAAGCCGCCTCAGCTAATCTTAGTGATAAGCAAAAAGACATGCTTTTTCTTTTAATCGTTGTTATTGCGGTGACCTACACTATAGCTGAGATGCTTGCTGTTTCATATTTTTCCCGAAGGGGAGAGATGGTTGCGTATCAGCAAGCAATAAAGATTAAGGAACAACCTTTGAAGAGCTATCTCCAGAGTATGCAAAGCTCCTCGAGAGAAGATACCACTAGCAGGGATCTTACAAAACTGCTTCAGAAAATGATAAATGAAGTTAACCGTTTGTTTAAGACCCACCCGGATGCAGTCCAGATACTCAGAAGTTTAAAATAAAGGAGACCTTCATGCAATGGCACTTGGAAGACATGTTGTAGCTGACATCACTATGTGTAACTTTGATATCCTTAATGACAAGGATAAGATCAAAGAACTGCTTCAGGAATCTGTAGTAGCTGCTGGTGCTACTGAACTATTTACGTACACTCGCCAGTTTGATCCTATTGGGGTAACTGGAGTATCAGTACTTGCTGAATCCCACATTACCATCCATACATGGCCTGAATTGGGAATAGCTTGTGTGGACGCCTTTACTTGTGGTGAGCACACTGACCCTGGAAAAGCTATAGAACATCTAGCTAAGCGTCTTGGCGGAACTATAGCGGAGGCTACTTTATTTCAAAGAGGGGAGTCTTTCAACTTCTCTGATTCAGCCCACCTCGTGCAAACACAATAATTGAACGTGCTATAATAGCAAGTCACTAAATAAGTTTCATATAATATGGAGGAACTTTTATGCTTTGGACTTCCCTAATGGAGGATGCTGCTTGTGCTTACGCAATTAATGCAATTGCGCCTCGTACAGGAAGTAAGTACATAGCTCAGCCTGCTGCCATAAAAAATAAATTAGCGGAATACGATAAAGATCCGGAAGCAAAGGAAGGACTGGCTCTTATCCAAGCAGCGCTAATAGCTCTTATGCGTAAAGAGATTCCTGCTGTTGTCAACACTATATCAAAAGATAGTAAGGCTCAGAAGGTATATACGGCGCGAGTCCATAGCTTTGTTAAAGACATTGAAAGAGACGTCGCCAGTAAAAATAAGTTCTTTGCCCAGTTTGGTACCGTAGCTGATGCACAGTCCGGTGATATTAATAGCAGAGTTAGGAAGGCCTTAGCACGTATGATGGTAACGAGGGGTGGTGGCGATGAGCCATGCAGTATTATATCTGCTAAAGTTGTTGGTGGGGTCAATAGGTTCTTCAAGCAACTAAGACTTGGAGCAGAATGGGTGCCTGCAGGGTGGGTTCTGACTAACGTAGAAAACACTCATCCAGATAATGAAGATATTAATTTCCTTAGTAACTTTATTATTATTGGCTTACCTTTTCTAGCCAGGCTACTCCTGTATGCTATTACGATCAGACGTATTTTTGATACTAGCCCAGAAAGATTTATACAAAGACCAAACGTCTCTGCTGTAACATCGGGCATGGAGCTGACTGTCACTATGCTGCACAGGCTGCTTCCACAGATTAAGGTTAATCCTAGTTCCTTTAATATTAAGTATGATCCTTCTATCGTCGACAACGAATCTACGAAAGTCTCTGAGTCTGTACTAATAAGCGGACTATTTGAGCAATATATTGTAGCTTCCTGGAAGAACGCAGTTCCGGCTGACATGTCATCTGTGACTAGCCTTCCTCCAGAAGCTCTAGAACTATCAGAAGAGAAGCCAGGAAAGATGGGTGGTAACGTACTAACCGCTGTCTTTTTTAATTCGATGCTAAACTTAGCGGACAAGGTAGGGGATGCCATTCCCTACTTCTCCCAGGTCACAAAGCAGGCCGTAAACAAAGATCTTTCCGAAAGGAATCTAAGATCTGAGTTTAACAAGCCTTCTAATACGAAAGCATTTGTTCAGGAACAAATACAGAAGTGGTTAGATGCGGACCCTAAGGAAAAGGCTACCTTCGGTATTGGTGGAGTAACGAACTTCTTTATTACTTACGGGTTAAGTAAGACCCTGTCTGATCCACAGGATAACAGGGATGAGCCAGAAAAGAAAAAGCTGGACGTTCTGGTAAAGTGGAAAGGACTTGGTGGTCTTGGCTCTAAGGTGTATGAGGGTCCGGATAATAGACCATTAGAACTTATGCGTAGGATGGCACTTAAGGTTGTTCCAGCCTTTGCTGCTTTCTATGCAACTGTTTATTTTACCCACGATCGTGATATAACAAAAGAAAGCATCAAGGGTCCTGAATATAAAGCCTTAAGGGCTCTTCTTAACAGGACACATATGGAAGCTAAGATGTACCTTCCAGCGATAGCTAACACGTCCCCAGAGGACTTTCTTCCAGAGAAGGAAGAGCGTGAAGAGTTCTGGGGAAAGAATAATCAGGCTATCCAGTAAACTTTAAGTTTGGTTACTAGTGACCTTAAAGTGAGGTCACCTAATTAATATCTCCCAAGGAGGATTACGTTTATGTTTGAACAGGCTTATCCAGTCTACACGGTAATTACCCCACAAACGGGTAAACGGTATCAGCTCAGGACACTAACTGTTGCAGAGGAAAAGAAACTCAAAGGGTCTCTCATTACTCCAGACAAAATCACTGAGCATGTCACATCAGCTCTATTCGACTGTATTGTCGAAAAACCAGAAGACATCAAAACCTATGAAGACTTTATCATGTATACTACTACGCATGATAGACAGGCTTTGTTGTTTGGTCTTTTCCATGTGTCTTACGGTGAAGTAACTGACTTCCCAATTAAGTGTAGTCACTGTGGACAGGACTTCAAAAATACGTTTACAACCGAGTCTCTGGCTAAAATCACAAACTATGAAGGCGAAGAATCGTTGCTGACAAAGATTGTTGAGGTAGATCTTCCTATTACAAAGCTAAAAGCTTTTGTGAAACAGCCAACCATCAGGGATGAGATTATAACACTTAAGACATCCCAGTCACTGCCTTACCAGAAAGATTCTATTGACGATCTGGTACTAGTTCAGAAATTCACAATGGGTGCAAAAGAATGGACAGACATTGCTGAGAAGCTCACTATCTATACCAAGCTACCTGTTCGTGATAAGAAGCTGATATGGAAGGCATACAAAGAAACATTTTCTCAGTATACTGTTGAGGTCAAAGCCACAGCTGTATGTTCTTTTTGTAAAGGAGAAAGTGAAATCGACATCGATTTCATGGAGGTGTTTTTTCGCCTGGTTCTTGAGTGATAAACCAGGTAAGTATCTTAAGGATATCGATGAAGCAATATCCACGTATCAGTTCTTTTCAAAGGCCCCATATGCAGATATCTTTGTAATGCCTGTAACCTATTTGGGTGTAGCCGTAACAAGGCTGTCGGAACTTGAAGCTGAGAAGATGAAAGCAATGGCTTCTATGTTTCTACCTATGGCAGGTGGAACTTTGATGTCAGCACTGGGTGGAGGTAAGAAGTAAATGGCCGTAAAAAGAGATTTTTATTCACTAGACATAAAGTGGAATCCTCAGGACGCAGAGCCTGTTGATATTTCTACGTATGTTACTAGAATAGTTATCAGTAAGACTTTGCGTGCCCTTACTCCTATTATTCTTCTTGACTTTGATCCAACAGTCCGTGGAATTCTTAGAGAAAAGATTAATGCGTATGGTACCATTGATATCAAGATTGATAAGTGGGTTTCTGAAGGAACTGGTAGTGGAGCCAGCCCAGGTGGCGGTGGCTCTGGAAAGTCTACTTGGCTAGAGTTTACTGTATTTCCTGTGGAGTTTGACTTTGTCTTACATAGAGAGCGTGATGAAGTAGATACCGACCTCGAAGAACGAAGCCCTATGAACCTTATGTGCTTCCCTACATTCTTTAATAAGGTTACCACTAACGTTTGTGAGCTATATGAAAACATGACACTTCAGGATATTGTCAAGGACCTTCTAGGTAAGGTCTTTAAGAATGCAGAAGGCCTTGATGATATTGCTGAGTTTGATTACAATCCTAAGTTTAGGAAGCTTCTTGTTCATAAAACAACTCTTATTGATTACCTTAGATACCTTTTTCAAAGGTTTGGTATTTACAAGAGCGGCCCTATTATATTCTGGGACTTTCCAAAAGACAGTGGATCAGAAGTTAAAATTGTTGTAACTAGCTTAGAAAAAGCCATGGAGAAACAAAAAGACTCAGATGTCCTTAACTTTATATTCAAACCCTCTGAAGAGACTACTGAATTTAAGGAAAATGAGTTTCCTATCTATAAGGCTGTTAATGAACAAGATAATGGTCCTACCACTATAATGAGGATTAACTCAGATGTTAACTACCTAGTTTGGGATAGAGACACGCTGTTTAAGCACTTTAAGTATAATATCATTGACGTTATGAAGGAAGCAAAAACAGGTGGCATGGACCCCGGTATCCTTGAGAAAGGAACCTTTCCTGAGCATCTTGACAATGAAAAACCACTAATGACTACTACCTTTCTTGACCCTGCTGGAACTACAGAAGGAAAACAAGAATGCAGTCGTGGTTTCATGGCAGGCGATCAGTTGTCAGCCAATAAGGGTAAGAAGGAGAAAGAAACTGGGATGGAGGACAAGTACCTTGCCCACAGAACATACTTTTGTGACAGGATAAATGATCTTCGTAAGATTCCTTTTAGGATGGACTTTTTCTTTCCTATAGATGAATTAGCTACTCCTGCCGCAGCAACCCTAGAAGCCCCTGGATCTACTCTGTTTGAGGAAAGGATAGGTGGTAAGTACCTAATAGTAGAAACAACCTTTGAGTTTGTTCGTCTTGTAGGACAAACAGATGTATGGAAGGCTGTTCCAGACTTCGGGCTATCTAGGAGATAAGTATGACGCCATCACATCATAAAGTATGTATTAACGGAAAGTGGATACTGGTTACTGACTTATCTGACAAAGAGAAAGCGCTTGAGGTATGGAAATGTAAGTCTGACTTTGTTTACTTTGTAGAAAATTACTGCTTTGTAAATACTGGCTCAGGATACGAACTACTTGCACTTGCTGCTAAGCAGAAAGAAATGTGCCGTAGAATGATACACGAGCATAAGCTTCTTATACTAGGGTCACGTCAGACCGGTAAGACTACCCTTATGGTTTGTTTTTGTGCATGGGCTATGTTGTTCTACAGAGGACTATCTATAACATTCATCTCTAGAAAACAGGAACAGGCTAAGGAACAAATGGTGGATATCGAAGTTATCTTTGAGCATCTCCCAGATTTCCTACGCCCTACTTTAATGCCTAATCAGACAACTAAGAAGACAGTGGTTGAGACTGGATCAACAATAGCTGTTGAGTCCGTTCTCTCCAATCCAGAGTCTAAGGGTCGCGGTCTTCGTTCTCATATTGTATGGATAGACGAATCTGCATTCCTTAAGACTCTGAGCCCACTGCTTACTGCCTTGCTTCCTACTACAGCTCAGCGTTTTATTGTAGCTGAACAGAAGAGAATGCCTTATGGTATATTTTTGACAACAACTCCTAATGGAAAGACTCATGTTGGAGAAAGATTCTTTAAGATGTGGACTGAAGCAGAGGATGCCAGGGAAGAAGCTGAGCTTAAAAAAGATCCTACCATACTTAAACGTTCTTCTTTTAGGTCATTTAAGATCCATTGGAGTGATCTACCATTCTATGATGAAGTCTGGTATGAAGAACAGAAACGTCAGTTTGGTAAATCTAGGATTAGGGAGTTCCATCAGGAGTATGACCTCTCATTTATTGGTGGTGAGGATACCTGGCTTGATGATGACACCCTAGTTAAGTTCCAAAGTAAGGTTCCTATCCGGAAAGAAGGGAAGATCTGGGTATGGGAAGAGCCTATGATGGATAAACAATATGTTATTGCGGTCGATGTGGCTACCGCATTCGGGAAAGACTTCTCAGCTATCCAGGTAATTGACCTTGAGTCAATGGACCAAGTAGCTGAATTTATTGATAAGCTTCCGATAGAATCATTGTCTGGAGACTATTGCCTTGTTCAGATGATAGAGCTGATAGCCGACATGTATCAGAATTCTATCATCTCCTTTGAGCGTGCTGGTGTTGGTAACTCTCTTGAGGAAAAGCTACCGTACAATAATAAGCTTAGAGGAAGGCTATACCAGGATAAGATTGGTGGATCCAGATGGGGATACAAAATTACTCCTGTTTCAAGAAAGCAACTATTCGAAGAACTGTACACAGTTATTAGTGAGAGACCAGATGGTATTAGATCATCACGTCTTATAAAAGAGATTGGCAGCTTAACTACAGGAAAAGGTGGGAAAGTCTCAAGTGGCAGTACTCAGAACGATGATGCTGTCTTAGCCATGGCCCAAGCCTATGTTATACGAAACAGGGTCTGTAACATACCTGCTCAAAGGTCTGTTGTTACGAAGCAAACTAATGACTCTATTCTTACTATATGGAACATGAACAAGAGTACACAGGGTGTCGACCCATCTATTCCGAAAGAATTTCAAAATCTTCCTGGAGATGTAGATAAATTTGGAAACCCGAAAAGGGTTTCTGGTCTTGATCCTAAGTATTTACAAGAATTACTTAAAAGGATTAAACCACAGTAGGAGGGCTTTATAATGTCAGCAGTACCACTCCCAAGATCCGCGTCCGACAACACATCAGTTTTCGGCTTATCTCCAATCTTTCCAAACGATGATCCAGTCCTATCACAATACATTCAGAATAGTTTCTTTATTATTAGGCTTACTCCAAAACTTATGAAAGCCAACGAGAACTCTGGTAATACAAAGCTATTGTCTCCTCGGAAAGTTACATCAACAGACCATACTCAGATCATACAATATATTAGAGAGTCAACTGGGTATAGGCCTCCTTTCGTATTTGCAATACAGCAAAGATCATTTACAGAAACGTATGACAACTCCTATGGAGAGAGCTTCTACTCACAGCAGGGTAGTGCTTTCCAAAGTGACTCAACAAGCTATTTAGCATCAAGGAGACAGATGTTTGGGGCATCCCAAGCCATAGACCTTACCAAAGAAGCTGGCGCAGAAGATGGTAAAGGAGAAGACAAAGGCCTAATTAAGGCTGCCCAAGGCAAGCTTTCTGAATGGCTTAAGGACTCTGCTGAAAAAAAGAGTATCGGAGGCATGGTGTCTGGTATGCTCCAGGGCGGTAAGGTAGATCTTCCAAAGCTGTGGCAAAGCTCCTCATGGGGGTTTGATAGTACTGTCCAGATAAAACTATTCTCACCGACAGCATCTAAAGATGACGTTATGGAGTGGGTAATTATTCCTATTTTTATATTAAGGTGCTTAGCTGCCCCTATATCAGAGGATGGAGGAGATATCTACTTCCAGCCTCCATGGGTTCATATTCAGTTCCCTACACTACTCGACGATAAGTTGACAGGGCTGAAATCAATGCAAATTGAATGGGGCGGTGATAAGGGTGCGTTTACTCCTGATCAGCTCCCACTTGCAGCAAACGTTAACTTAGTATTTGAGCCTATTAGGCATGTCGTTCCGACAATAATAAGCTACCCTGCTAAGAAGACGAGTTCTATTTTAGGACAGTATGGGCTCGGCGCTTTTGCAGACATGGCTGCAGCTATGGGTGTTCCTGTTGGAGCGGCTAAGTTAAAAGAACAGGCCGACGACCAGGCAAATACGGTATCTCAGTATGCGGATTTCCCAAACACTGCAAAGAGGATAGAGGATTTTGAAACGTTATGGCCAACAGTGTCAGCAAAGAAAACAAAGATTGAGGAAATCCACGAGACGGGGCTAGACGGTACCCCTTCTTCACGAGAATCTACGGATAGTACTGCGTCATCCGTCCCTATTAACTCAGACCGACCTGGGCCTACCCGGAAAAGCCCAGTATCACTCGCACAAGCAAAACAGAGCTATAACGGATTGAAAGGACTAGGAGAGTAGAATGGCCGGTTTTACAAAAGAACAACTAAATGATTTTCAAGCTATACTCCATGGCTTAGGCAATGAGATAACTGCGAAAATAGGCCAGCAGACTGCGAATCGTATAGAAGAGTTAGCTAAGAAAACGAAGTATACTAATAAAGAAATCTCAGAAATAAACAACACGATAACTAAGTTTGCAAACTCTCCACTTATTTCTAAAGAAACTAAAAAACAAATTTTAGATATTAAAAACATACTACTTAAAGTATCAATAGATATGTCTAGTGCAGCTGACTCTGCTGAAGAAAGCTATAAGTGCTCTAGATCTATGAGTAAGGACATGGGGTTTATACCTAGAACCATAGTTAAAGTTTCTGGTGCTACAACAAAAAGCATATCTGACCTTAGTGGTACTCTAGGCAGGGACCTCAAAGAGATTGGTTCAGAAATAACATACCACGGTGGTTACCTCTCTTCTCAGGCAAATACCATGGCTGAAGGCCTACTTAGAGCAGTACCTTATCGTCTTGATCAGATAACTGGGAAGATGACAGAGTATGGAAAATCAGTTGGTAGCGGATTTAGCACTGCGCTAGAAACCGTAACAGGAAAAAGACTAGAGGCTATTGCCTCAGGCTTAATAAATCTTCACCCGATACTCAAAGGATCCTATCAGGTTCTTAACGTAGCACTATCCCCTGTAGGAACACTATGGAAGATGTTCACTAAAGGATATAAAAGTATGGTTGGCGCCTTCTATAGATATGGGGCTAACATGCTTGGAAATATACTCACCACGCCTTTTAGTATGTTCTCTGGAAAGAAAGGCGATGAGATGTTTGACATTGGGTACGGCACACTAAAATCCCTTAGAGTTATAGAGAAGAACTCTAAAAAGTCAGATAAGCAAAAAGAGAAATCTAGCGGCGGATTATTTGGTAATCTTGGAAAGTTCGCTACTAGTATGATAACTAATTCACTCTCTGCAGTATTTGCGGGGCCAAAGCTATTTGGTGGTTTTATAGCATCTTTAGTTGGAATGCTAATTAAAGCGCTAGGGGGTCTCCTTATAGTTGGTGGTGTATGGGGTGCATTCGCACTAAAAGATCCTAGAAAGAGAGCAGCTATGTTTACTGCAGCCATGCGATTCGTGCCGGCTCAGTATAGAGGCTTACTTGCAAAAGGTGCAGCTCTGGCTAGTGAGAAGTTTGTAGAGCTGAAAGATAAGGGTAGCGAGCTTCTACACATGGACTATAAGCAAAAGGCTCTAGACACAGGACAGGTAATTAAAGACAAGTTTGAAGAGATGAAACCGGGCCTAATAAAGACTAGAAAGATCTTAGGATCTGGGTTACAGACGATTGCTAAGAATACAGGTGGGTTCCTACTTGAGTTCAAGGATGCGGTTATGGGTGGTCCTTTAGGCATCCTAGGGTTTGCTCTGAAGAAATTCATCAAGTTCAAGTTCTTACCTTTTACACTAGCTGCTAAGGCTATTATTAAGATGCTGAACCCTTTTACATGGATCTTTGCTATAAGTGCAGGTATGCGTGGCGTGGTCGGCTGGCTCAAAAAGATATATAAGAAGAATAAAGACGATCCTGATAAGTCCTTCATGGGTAGGCTAAAGAAACAAGTGGCTGGAGCAAAAGAGTCTCTCTCTTATGGAAAGGCCATCCTAACTGGTGATAAAGAAACTGTAGATAAGATAAAAGAAGCCAGGGAAAGAAGAAGGCTTGAGAAAAAGGGGAAAGTCGGAACATTTTCTGCTGATACCTATGCTACTGAAACAGAAGAAAAGATTGCAGAGCTTCTACAACAACAGCGTGGACCGCTAGCTAAGTTATGGGCTAAGGGTCTGGAGTCAGTAGAGCACGGATTTATTATGAACCTTAAAGATCTTCAGTCTATGGATGTCGAGCAGTTAGAGGACTTTAAGAAGAAGCTTGTTGAAAGTATGCAAGAGGGTTTAACAGAAGGACAACGAATTAAGATAGCCCTTGAGCAGGCCCAAAAAGAAGGCAAGACTAAAATGGGCGCTCTTTGGGAGATTGCAACAAACCCAGATGCACTATTTGAAAGAATGGCTGGGTCTACCATAGAAGATCTTCTTAAGCTAAAACAGGCTAACACAGAGTCGTTCTCAGGTGTTCTTAATAATCTTGGAGAACAGCTAAAAGAACAAACAGCTGAACTTAATAATGACTGGGGAGACTTTAAGAAGAAGTATTGGGATCCTTTTGCAGGTAAGATGGAACCTTATTATAGAGGAGTTACTGGATTCCTTGGTGGTATTGGTGACCATGCGTTTAAGTTTTGGGAATTTGTGGCAGATGAAAATGAAAGCATGGCTGATAAACTTTTAACAGCATATGAGTTCATGTTTGACTCTTTTGTGGCAAGCGTTGATGTTGCATACAAAGGGTATAAGCAGATGCATGACAAAGTTAATGATGTCATTACACCATACTGGCAGAAGGCTGCAGACACTTATGAAGACTTCTTGGACTCTAAGGCCGGTAAGGCGGCTACTAAGTGGATGCGAGACGCTGGTAACGTTTTTATGGGCGGAGCCGAGGCTATCTACCAAACATTAAAGAAGAAGATCCCAGGAGCAAGCGACCAAGGTTTGTGGGGCGCGTCTATGGCTATAGCTGGCGGTGCGTTTAACCAAGCAGGTAAGGCTCTTGGAGCTAGTATGAAAGACCTATTTAAGAAGGTTGAGACTGGTGAGATTGACTGGTTATCCATTGCGCTTGGAAGCGCGGCTACCAGTGTTAAATCACCAGAGATTACACTTATTGCTAAAAACTCAACATTAATGGTTGATATTATGACTAAGCTGCTAGAGTGCATGTGCCCTGGTATGACTGCTATGGTCGATGGACAACAGCTAGCAGCTGTGGTGGCAGAAAATACTAACAGTAAAGATACTTCTCTAATGGAAAAGGTGTTAAATGTAGCTAAGACTATCCCAGATGCAGTACAAAACACCACTGCTACTTTTAAAGAGGAGTTCACAAAAGCAGTGGAAGTACGGAAAGCTGAAGCTAATAAGACAACTAACGCCATAGAAAAAGGTACTGCTGAGGCTAAAAAGCAAACTGAAGGGCAGAAGGGCTGGATTAGTGGCATGATCGACTCTATGAAGGACTTTGTTAGGGACCAGTATATGGTAATAACGTCTACTAATAAAAACCTAGCTGGAGTACCAGGCCCAGACTACTTACAGACTTTTGCAAAAGATGCGCCTACTGTTGATCTTTCTAATAGTGGTGCAGTAGATGTAGCAGCTCAAGAAGTTACAAGTGAATCTGTAGAAGAAGGTAGGAAAGCAGATGCAGCTATGGACATGCACAGGATAGTTCAGGCAACAGAACAGACTGCAGAGAATACAGTTAAGCTAGGAACATTAGGCAAACTTCAAGCATGGCTAAATGATTGGGGGAAATGGGGAAGGGCCCTAGCTTCTGGTATTGGGTATGTTGTCAAAGGATTTAAGTTCGTTTTTGGACCAAAGAACCAAAAAGGGTCTTTGATGTATGCCATAGAAGGAATCCAGGTATGGGGTGCAAACTTCTGGGCAGGTACTCTGCAGCCAGCCATCTTTACATTGCTTAACTTGTTTAATCCCGCAGTTCTCATAGCTTTAGTAGTAGTTGGTGTAGGTGTTGCCGTAGGGCTTATCTTCAAAAAATACATGCCAAAGTCTGTTCAGAAACTTATTGACGGCACACTAGCCTCAATTAAGAAAACAGTCGCCTTAGTCGGAAACGTACTATCAACCTTCCTTGTGTTGATAAAGGATACACTAATGGCTGGATGGAAAATTATTAAGGCTATTATGAAACCACTCATCACTATTATGATACCTGGTATCCTTCCTATGGTAATACTGGTATGGGGAGGGCTTAAATTAGTGTTTGGTGCTATTAATAAAGTCCTAGAAGGGACTGTTTGGATAATGCAAAAGATCTCTGGATTTATGGGTTGGGTAGGTGATGCTATGACAAAAGCCGGAACAGCCCTTAACGATATGCTCATAGCTCCTTTCAAGAAGATGTCAGATTTCATAGGTGGATTTTTTAAGCTCATCTCTCCAGCAACAGATGCCATCAAAAATCTTATCGGAACTATATGGGATGGGATAAAAGGAGTAGTGTCCTTAATATGGGAACTTGATAAAGCTATTGTAGGAACCCTATGGGAGGGTGTTAAACTTCTGCTTAAACCAACAAAAATGTGGCTTGGCATTGTCTGGGGCGGATTAAAATTAATAGGTGGTCTTATTTCGTGGCTCCTTACTCCACTTAAATGGCTTGGTGGCATATGGTGGAAAGGCTTTAAGAAGTGGTTAGGTGATGTTAAGGTAGAAGCTGCCAAGTTTAACAAGCAGTTTATTAAGCCTGCCTTTAATAAAATAAAGGGATTTATTGGTGGAGTGACAGATATTGTAAAGGGTATTGGTAACTTCTTTAGTTACCTTAGTGTAGGTATGGAGAACATTTGGAAAAATATTATGGGGATTCCCAAACGAATATGGGAATTTCTTAAGGAGTCTGCTGGAAATGTTTGGGATTCTGTAGTTGGATTCTTCAGGGATCTTCCTGGAAAGCTTCTGGATATGATTACTTCCGGTATACGTAAATATTATTTTGGTAGATTGTTTTTAGGCGAAGCAAAAGAAGAAGAAGGTGGCTTTGGTAGTAGCTCTGGTGGCGTTAAAGGCTATGCCATAGGAGGCATTCCACCACTTAATCAGGTTTCTATGGTAGGTGAGCGTGGTCCTGAAATAGTTATGCCTAAGACAAATGTTGAAGTGCTACCAATGAGTGCAGCTGGTGCTTTAATGGGAAGACTGGCCGGAAAACTTTTTAGTGGTCTTAAAGGGGAATTATCCTCTAGTCCTGAGATCCAGCAACTTCTTCAGTCAAAGATGGTTGGATCATTCGTGCAGATGGTTAAAAAGAATGCTTCTGTTCTTGGAGCAGTTCCGGGTGTGACATCATCAATAAAGAAAGTCCTTAGTGCAGAACTTGGTATGGCTAAGAAGATGGTCTCTACTTTACAATTAGATAAGCTGCCAGGGGTACAGGAAGCACTTTCAGGCTTTATGGAAACCTCCCAAGGAAAGGTTAAGGAATTCCCAACTTTTGATAAAGAAAGAGAGGCCGCACAGGCTGCAGAAGATGCAAAGAGAAAGAAAGAAGCTGAAACTCTTATGCAGAGACAAGAGGATTCTGCTAGAGTACAGAATGGTCAGTTCAAGAAAGTGATGACTTCTATAACATCTGTTAACACAAACTCACCATCGAATAATACTAGCTCCTCATCAAGTAGTACCGTAAATAACACGCCAATTACACCTTATGATATGACTCTAGTCCAGCTGGCGAAAGGAATAAGCTAATGAGTTTGGTAAAACACTATTACGGATACCTGGAAGAATTCATTACCCTTACTCATGATGTATACAGCAAAAGCCCTCCTGCGGTATTTTGCACATACTACTCCTTAGATATCCCTAACAGTATATGGGATGAAAACTATGTGGCATCCTACCAGGATATCGGGGTGCTATCAGGAAGACGGTTCAATAAGATATCCCTGGTACCTACCTTCTTTGGAGAAGGTGCTCCTCCATCCCTTGTTGGGAATGAGAAGGGAACTACCCGGGTAGAGTCTATCCGTCCAACCATAGTTATTCCCAGGACATCCTACTTTGAGCCAAAACTAGGAGAGTACGTCTTGTTCACAAACCTCAATGGGGAAACCTTGCTATATGAAACAATCAATCTGGACTATACAATGCCTAATAATAGAGCGGCATTTAAGTTACAATTGACTGCGGCACATCATGAAATAGCAGATCTTGAGGCAGTAGTTTCAAACAGATATATCTATAATGATTACCTGGACATTGTAAACGCTGAGACTGTTGGGATTCCATTGCTTAGTATAACAGAAGCCATCCCAAAGATTGATGAATACATCAGAAACACTTTCTTCTTCAGACCTCTGGACTGTGTTATGGATAATAACGTGGTCAGTCTAGAGCTGAACTACTATCTACAAAAGAACTCAGATGAGTTTCCTGTACAAAAGAAGACTCCATTCTTCAACTTGGCACAACCAGATTATCAGTCATATGAGGTTAACTCTATGTTCTCCCTTTTGTTTGAGAGCGCGTTTACGTCTGGTAGTTATGATGTATCAATGACATCATACCCAGAAGAAGATATGTCTGATACTTTCTTTAATAGGTATAAGCCTTTGGTAGGGATATCTGTGTATAAGGGTGGCACTGGAGCCAGTTTTATTAATGGGTTAGCTGCATGGTATACAGGATCAGACTTAGTTGAGGCTGAAGCAGCTGTAGCTCAGTTCTTCAGCTTTAGACAAGGTACAGGGTACACTCCATCTACATCAGCAGTTCCACTAGCACAAATAATCAATGATACTGTCGCCTTTGAAGCAGGTGGTACCATCCCAGCTGGGTACACACAGAGGTCCGGAAATCTCCTGGAAGCCGTAATGGAGTTCGGATTCTTTAGGAAAGTTTGTGATTATGCTATTGCAAATAAGGTTACAGGGCTATAAAGCAGAAACACAATAATTGAATGTAATTTAAAATACATAAAAGGAGATTATTTCATGAACACTAATGTTGATTTCTTAGCAAAGTTCTTCCCACAATTCTTAGGAGACGCAAGCGGAATTGCTCAAATGATTTTTCCAATGCTTCTTGGGAAAGACGAAGGAGATACCAAGGCATTTGCACGTAAGACATCCGGACTTAAGACTGATATCAGACTTAACTCCATGTCTGTACCTAATGCCTATACATACCCTGGTGTAAGTACAACGGGGATGGCACAGCTTCAGGTATTGACTAATTTAATTCCTGGTGGTGGGCTTATAGCAGGTAACCTCATATCTCTTATGATGATGAAAAAGCTATACTCAGCATCTTTGAGTGGTCGTGCCGGGAAGAATGGCCGTGTTATATTTTCTTCACCGCCCCGGTTTAGTCTTATGATGGTTCAGACAAAAGGTCTAAAGTCAAAACTAACACCTGAGCAGAGATTTGGTGTTCAGCTTCATGAAATAGGTCATTGGGTAGAGTATCCAAAGATAATGTCTTCCCGTGGATGGTCCATGTTGTCACTACTTAGTTTACTGGCATTCCCAGCAATTATGGCAGATGACCCTCTACAAAGCCATCTTCCTGCAGGGATGGAAGAAATTCCTTTAAAGATTAGATTGGCTGTTTATGGATCGTTGCTTGGAGTAATATTCTTCAGTAGCTCGGTTCTTGGAGCACTAGCCTCAAGGACTGCGGAGATGCAGGCAGACGAATTTGTTAAGTCTGTTGGCCATGCTGACAATTTAATTGGCGCCTTCAAGGTATTTGATGACCTTGGTCATCCTTATAGAAACAAAATTCCTAGCAGTGGTTACGGACGTGCTCGTCAAAAGATAGAAGCAATGTCATCACAGATAGAGGAGCTGATGGATAGTATTATTCCACTTGCCACCCATCCAAGTTTGATTAAGAGAATGAAAGCCCTTGCTTCCACTAATGAGGAAACGATGACCGAAGACCTGAGTGACATCAAGATCTTTGTTATGGAAAAAGCTAAAGACCTGGTTAAAGTTGTTATGGGAAAAATAGATGCAGGTCTGGCAGCTCTCGGTAAAATTTTTATTACTAAAGGAAGCTAACTATGGCTAATAGAGAAAAAGTAATCCTCTCTACATTGTTCCCAAAGATAACATCGTTGGATCCGGAGATGCTGCTATCTTCAATAACTCCAGGGCTACTTAGCGACTATACTGAAGTTGGTAACATGCTCAAAGATAAGACTACTGGGATTGAAATCCAGGTCCTTAAGGCACCTATATCAGTCCCAAACGCATGGACTATCCCCGGAGCAACATCAAAGAGTCTTTACCAGGTAGCTTCTCTTCCCCTCCCTGTGCTTAACGCAATTATACAGTCATTACTAATGACTGCCAAACTTCATAACAAAGGCCTAGAAGGGAAAAAAGGATCTGATGGGAAGATCCATTTTACAGCTCCTCCAGGATTCAAAATCATGATGACTGTTACAACAGGGCTTACTGATCTTCTATCAGAAGAAGAGGTCCTGGCAGTCTGTTTACATGAGATAGGTCACTGGGTTGGGTATAAACCACTCTTCCCACACAATACAATCTTTGCAGTAATGGCATTGGCTGCTATTGTTAGCCTTAAGCTTGAATTCGATTATTCTAGGGGGAAGAAAGAAAGAGAACCTATGCCTGAGCTTATTACTAACCTTAAGCATAAAATAAGAAAGTTTGTTCCAGAAGGCCATATGAAGAAGATTGATGCACTTACTCCAAAGACAGCTATACTGTACGGTCTGTGTACATCACTGTTTTATATATCAAACTTCTATTCTCAGGCTGGGGAGTGGAACGCTGACAACTTTGTTAAGGATGTTGGATATAATGATCCATTAAGATCTGGATTAAAGCGGATCACGGCAAAGTATAGAGGTGTTCCAGTTGCTAAGGACCAGGAGATAGCCACAAAAGATCTTCTTGATGAAGCTGATGAGCTGAGGTCACTGATCGACAAGTTCATTCCCTTGCGAGCACACCCTGCCATTAAGCGCAGGCTTGCTAACCTTGAGTCAGTTGCAGTAGGACAGCAAGATAGACCTCCTGGTATAACTGATGAAGACATGGAACTGCTGGCTTCTATTAAGGAAGAAACTATCTATAAGGTTATTAACAAAATCAGCGATACCCTCACAAGGGTAGACGCTAAGGCTGCCAAGGCTATCCCAATTATTGGATACCCTGGGTAATGGAGTGTAAATGCAGGTAACCGATTTATTTCAAAATATACTTAGTTACTATCGGACAGGTGACGACACTTATCTGTCACAGGTAGGAATCACCGGAAAGCCTGCTCTGCTAAGTATTGCTAACCAGTCTTATAAAGACATGAAGGACTTTATAGAAAAAGTTCTTATTCAACCAAATATTTATAATGAGGAGACAGCCAAGCTGTTTCTTACTTTGCTTGAGATATTTGCAACGCTGAGGACCATTGCAGTCCTCAGGAGATCTATCTCCAATCCATTTGTTATTCCGGATGAGGCCGTGGCTGAGTTCTTAAAGTCATATGGGTTTGATATCTTTCATCTGTTTGATAATGGAACCAGGAGATATATCCTAGCTGACCTATTCAATATCTATAAGTCCATGGGAACTGTCCAGGGTGTTGCTGACATAGTGAAGCTTCTGGGGTTCCCGAGTGTTCGAATACTTGAGCACTGGGTTGAGGTAGTTGGTGGTGATTATCTTATTACGTCTAAGGTTGCTTACGGCGGTTCGTCCACAGCCGCATCTGCCCTTACCTTCTTTGTAGATGATCCTATTATCCAAGATGATCCTCTATGGAGATTAACGTCCTCTGAAATAGCAGCTCTCGAAGCAACAGAGCCATGGAAGCTTCCAGCAAAGACTCCGTACTTCTCTGTATTGGCAGACTATGATGTCTTTGGAACATCAAGTAGAGTGTCTGCATTCATAGCCTCCCTCGTGTCCTCAGAGCTAGCTGAGCTTGAGAACACAGGTAGTATCTCTTCTAAGCCTATCTATTCAGAGATGTGGGAACAGAACCTTTCATTTACTGAAATTATTCTGGCACATACATTATGCTGGGAGTATGGGTATGGATGGGATGCCACAAAGATTCCTGAGCAGGCTGCCACTTCTGGAGGCCCAGCTCATGTGTTTGGCGATGGCTCTATTGAATATGATGACGGCCAGGCTGTTCATGATGAGCAGCTAGTTGATCAGTACCCAGTTAGAAAGATAGACTATACAAAGACTATTGAAGACTACAACTCAGCATTTTCTATAATCATTACTGAGTATAACGATCTGGTAGGAAACATTGAGGCTTCTGAGTATAGGACTAGGAAGACTAAGCTTAATGAATTCATCAGTACGTTCACTTCTGAGGGAAACTACAGAATTGTAGATAACGTAGTCAACAAGGTAGGACCAGAGCTACGTTCTATTAATGAACCATTTTATGTTTTTATTGCTCAGAAGATCGTAGAAGGAAAAGCAATAGAAACAGCTGACACGCTCCTAATGGATCTGCAGTCTTACTTTGTAGCAGCCACAGGTTTATATTTTAATCTTAATCCAAGGATTGACATTGATGTTCTTAAAGAAGCTATTAGCTTTATTAAACCATACAGAGCCAGGCCTCTGGTAATATCTACAGCTAACATACTTAAGGACCCATGGGATACGTTCTACCTAGAAGAGAAGATATACTCTTATGGTAAGACTAGAATTAAATGCCCGTACGCTCAGTATGATGCGTCTGAGAGGTATGACTTCTTAGTATATGATTTTCTAAAGGGCCAGGAAGTTCCTTACTACCATGATGAGATGTATGGATTTGATGAAGGTATGGTCTTTGACACAACTCACTGGACTGAGTCCCTTCAGCATGATAGGGGTCTTTTCTTTGATAGTCTCCCTAGGTTTGATGATCCTATAAAGAACTCAAACTTCTGTAACGTATTTGAAATTAGGGAGATAGTAAAGACTACTGGTTATCATATAATCAAAAAGCTCTTGTATGATGAAGGAATTGACTATAATGGATCCAACTCTTACGGAGAAGGGGACGAGTTCATTATAGGTGAGGGTATAATACTAAAAAGGATAAGACACGCTGAGTACAATAACGGATGTGTCTATGACCTTCACCCTGACAATACCTATGATGATGATACTTGTTATGTAGAAATAAGTGAGGTGGTTGCGCATGGCTAAGCATTTTCCAGTTGATATGAAGATACAGCAGTATAGAAAAGCTTTGATAGAATACTATAGAGAGAACAATCTACACCAGATGAAGTCCTCGTCTCCTGTTGGAAAGAAGCCGGCAGACCTGGACTTCTCCAGTGAGTACAACCAACGTCCGGAAGAGACGTTAGAAGGTATGCTGGCTTGGGCACGTAGGTTCTCTACAGCTGCTAACTCTGACAGGATGCGTATAGTAGGCGCCCTTAAGGAAGATAAACTTACACCTTATGCAAATTCTCTAGCTACTGTAAAAGATATAAAAGATAAGACAGCTATCCTCCAGAGGGTAGCTAGCTACGCTGCCAGGATGGAAGCGGCTCTACATTTCTCAGGTGATCTTGTT